CATTGCACCACGCCTTAGATGTGGCAATGACTCCGATACGATACTTATCAATCCTTCAAGGCTGTTTTTGTGTGCTGCTAAGATTAGGTATTGCAGGACTGCGTACGTCTTACCTGCTGACGTTCCACCTTGTACGATAACAATACGGCCATCGTCCTGTATTGCCTCGCCTACTTGCCCAAATGCTGATGTTGTTCTCAAATGTTATGCAGTACGTCCATTGCAATCTGTGACATTGGTTGTATCACAATCTGAGGCTCTCCTGTGTTCTCTATCTCTTGGCGTTCAACATACCCTCGCTTCTTGCCTTTGGTCTTTAGGTAGAAGATCGTAGCCGTTGTATTACCGTCTTTTATCTGTTTGTGTAGACTTGACTCTGCAAAGTCCAATGCGATGTCGTTAATATCTTCAATGGCTGACTTATAATCTTTGTCCTCTCGCATCCATCGGTAGTGTGTCTCTCTGCTAATGCCGACAGCCTTGCAAGCACTTGTTACAATGCCCAGAGCCTTCTCCATTGCCTCCACCATTGCCTTTTTGTTGATGTCACTTTTTGTCATATCTCTTTCCGTTTATCTTAACCTCAAGCGTTGAGTCAAGGTTAAGCATTCTGTCAATTATCACTTGGCAGTACTTAGGATCTAACTCCATACCGTAGCACTTTCTGTTTAACTGATGTGCTGCAACCATTGTTGTGCCACTACCAAGAAAAATATCAAGTATTGGTTTATCGTCAAGCATATTAATACACCACTCAATAACCTTAACAGGCTTCATTGTAGGATGCAGTTTTGTCTCACCTCCCCAATGGTGTGATATGTGCCTGCAATTATTGCCAAGATTTGTCCACGCCAACTCAAACTCAGAAAAGCTTAAATTGTCGTTTTTCTTGTGCCAACACAACCAGTCGTTATTAGCATCTAATTTGTCTGCAAAATAATTGCCTCCCCAAATAATAGCCTTATCAGTAAACTGCAAAACATATACAAAATCAGGTACTTCTAAATCCCACGAATCGCCTCTATAAAATTGCTTTTTGCCTGTGCCTAACGTTTGATTGTTTGCGTTTATTCCGTATGGAGGATCTGTCAGTAAATTAACATTTTCGTCTCGTAGCAATTTGTTAAGCAAGTCAGAGTCCGTACTATCTCCACACAACAACCGATGCTCGCCTATCTCTATAAGGTCACCAAGCACAACGTCAACCTGTAAGTTGTCAGGCTCTTCGTAGTTATCCTCTTCGGCTTCTAATACCTGAACGTCCATATCTGGCAAGTCTAATCCCCAATCATTTAGGTCAGAAACATCCCACTCGTTTGCAAGCAGTTCCCAATCCCAATCCCCAAAGCCTACGTTGTCCTTGATAATAAACTGACGTTGCTCCTCCTCTGTTAGATCATCAGCATACACAACAGGTACTTCGGTTAGTCCTATCTGTTTACACGCCTTGAGTCGCATATTGCCACCCAGAACAATGTTGTCCTTGTTTAGTACAATAGGTCTAAGTTCAAGCATACGAGGAAACTCCTCAATTGACTTTACCAACTTGGCAAACTTGTCCTTGTTTATGCTTCTTGGATTGTTTGGATTCTGCTTAATCGCAGACAATTTCATTATTTTACTCTTCATCGTACCTTAAATATATCACCGCTTCGGTGTAAGTGTATTGTGTTCTTGTCAACAACGTCTTCTGGATCAATAGACAGTCCTTGATAACGTACCTCAAAATGTAGGTGTGGCCCTAACGAGTTTCCTGTGCTTCCTACAATACCAACAGGACAGCCTTGCGGAATCCAATCACCCTCTTCAACAAGTAACTCCCTAAGATGTGCGTAATACGTCTCTAAGCCGTTCAGGTGTGTAACGATAACCAGGTAACCATATCCACCGTTATATCCTTTCTTAGAGTATCTAACACGTCCTAACCACGAACTATAAACCGTATCTCTGTTGTTGTGTGATATATCAAGTCCGTGATGAATACGGCCGTTCCTCCAACCGTGTCCACTAACAAGTACACCGTCCACAGGATAGTGCATATTTATTAGAGTTAGTGTTGCCGTGTCAGGCAAGCTTTCAGGCCTGTAATGTATCTGTGCTGTTGCAGTCAATGCCCAGAAGAGCATTAAGACCATTCCATAACGATAAGCCATAATATTATTGTTAATCCTATTGTGAGAAGTAGTACGTCTATCATAGTCAAAAATTGTAGATAAATGCAGGTATTATAGAGAATGCTACAAATCGCATAGCATATCAAGTAACTCCTGCTGTGGGAACATATCGCTTTTATACTTGTTTGTGTTGCTGTGTGTCCACAAGCCTTTGATCCTGCCGTAGTACGCATCAACGTTCCATTCAAATGCTGCTGCACCTTTCTCCTTTACGAGTTCAGGTAATCCCTTGCGGATGTCAATGTTGTCACGGTTACCTATAAACTCAATCAGGTGTTTTAGTGCGTTCAGTTGCTTGTCGCTGTATCTGTGCCAATACTGCTTATTTTTAAATGGCTTGTCAAGTTTAACAATTTGATCCTCGTGGACTTTATGCCCTGCGTAGCATTTGCCGTTTACGATGTAGCTAAAGTTGCACACCTCGATGCCAACGCTGTCTGTGTGCATTGATTGGTTGCCGTTCTTGCCTAAGTGCCAAGCATAACCTCCGTCAGGAATACACTTTACAATCTCGCCATCGTACTCAAAGTCTGTGTTGAAGATTGACGGCCCACCAATAACAAACTCTGTTGCAATACGTCCTCGCTTATCACGTCCCCAATTATCTATGCACTTGTAAGGGTTATGCCAACCTGCTGTGTGATGCAGAAATAAATACTCCTTTTTAGTAGGCCCTTCCAGATACTCGCCTTTCGGCAGGTAGTGGTTTCTAATGTCTAAATCCGCAAAGTGTTCTGGTTGCGAATCTGCCTCTTGCTTGTCTGTGGTTGCAAGTTGCAACATTGTCCACGTCTTAGGGCCAACAATGCCGTCTGCCCATAGTCCTTTGTTTTTTTGATACTCCTTTACGAAGTGTTCTGTAATCGGCCCAAATATGCCGTCAACGTCAATTCCAAGTGCTTCTTGGATAACTCGCACATTGTCTCCTGTGCATCCTTGATATAATACTACCATAATCTAAAAATAATTAAAAAAATTTACGCCTCACAAACGGTTATGATACCTCCGTTGATCACATCGCTACCAATCAACACCACACTTCCGTTAGGGTTAACGTAGAAAAATCCTGTGTCTCGGCCTCCTCTAATCATCTTGCTCAACTCGTTAACCTCAATGCCTCTGCAAAACATTGTGGTCATTTCTCCTTTGTACTCTATATCAATTCTAATTCTCATAACTTTCTATTGCTTTAAATATTGGATATACTACCTGCGGCACTATTGCGTTTCCGTAGGCTTTGATTGATTCGTTTCGCCATTTTGAAAAGGTAATACCGTCCAATTCACTGGGAAGCCCATCATTTCCGCCACAAACAGGGGATTGAGTTGGGAAGTTTTGCCATCTGTGTTTGGCAGCATCTGTGCAACGTCCCTCAGTTTCGCTCCAAACTCCGTGCTTGTGTTGTCCGATACTCTTACCCACCTTGCCCCTTTGTTCTTTATCTGCCTTGGATCTGATATTCCTCCCTCCACATCCGATGCCACAGGTGTTGGCAGCATTTGCATTGATGCCATTCTCCCTAAGTTTAGGCTGTGGCTGTCTTTCTTGTCCTTTGTTAACCTCCTCCCATTCTTGTTTAGTTCGCAAGGCGTTTCTACTTCTTGCGTTGTCGGTGTTGGTAGCAACAAACCACACTCTGTCTCTTCTGTGCGGAGCGTTGACGCCTGCAGCAGGAAGTATAAACGGTTGGACTTCGTACCCTTCATTTTCCAAGTCAGCCTGCACCTCCTCGAATACCAATCCTCCATTCCAATTAACAAGCCCACGAACGTTTTCGCCCACAACCCAACGTGGTTGAATCTCTCTAATTGCTCTAAGCATTTCCGGCCAGAGGTGACGGTCATCTTCCTTTCCAAGTCGTTTGCCTGCTGTTGAGTATGGCTGACAAGGAAATCCGCCTGTGAGGATGTCGATGTGTCCTCTGTGAATAGTGAAATCTGTTTCTTTGATGTCTTCATAAGTAATTGAGTTAGGAAAGTGATATTCTAATACTTTACGTGGGAACTCTTCAATCTCGCAATGAAATACGTTTGTCCAACCCATCCATTCGGCTGCAAGATCAAACCCACCTATCCCACTAAAAAGGCTTCCGTGATTCATAATAAATAAGTTTCAACGCTTCTTTGCGTTTATTAAATAAATCATATCGCTCTTGCTTCTCGTGTTCTTCTGGGAGCATTAACATTATGTTGTCAGGGTTAAGCTTAAACGATGGATAAGTCCCTTTGCTTAATACGTGAGCAAATTGCCAATGCCAACGGTAATCGTGGCGTGGAAGTAACGGCTTGCCAGATACCTCGCTTACGTGTTCACGAGTTGCCCAAACAAACTCAAACAGCTCCCTCTGACTCTGCATAAGTTTTAACGACTGCTGTGAGTATTTTCTCCACCACCTCGTCATTCTTCATCAATGCAAGTAATCCTTCGGCACACTTGTTAGCATCACCGTGCATTCCTGCCGTGACTACACCTTTACGATTGACGTACACTACAAGAGCGTGATCAATGTCTTGTGGAACTGCATCCTTGATTTTCTGTCTTAATCCCATAACTATAAATTAAAAAAGTCACATAATTCTTTAGGCACACGATATAGGTTGTCATAGCCTTTCGTGTTCTCTTTGTCAATGTACTTCACCTCCAGATACTTGTCTTGATATATAACGTCACTATGACAGCACACAGCCGTGTGCGTTTCCTTGCATATTATCACATAGTAAAACGAGTGCCGTTCACATAGTCGTTGCTTACGTCCTAAAAAACTAACTGTATTAAACGGATAAGTTGCTGCATCCTCAAACGGATAGCCTGTCTTTACCTCTAACTCAAAGTAGAACGTGTCAAGTCCATACTTGCTGATCACATCGTGATAGTAATCTTCTGATGTCTTTAGTATTTGATGCCCTCGCTTCTGGAGAAACGGCACAAACAAGTCTTTAGCAAGCGTGTCGTTTACGTCATAAGACTGTTGGCTAAACGTGCGTGGATTAAAATGGCAGTACATCGCTATGCTCTTGTGCTGCTGTTGTAGATTGTGTCTTACCACCAACAAACTCAAAGCTTGTAACCTCTACGTCTACTGCATATCTGTCGATGCCATTTTTGTCTTGGTATTTACGATGTCGAGTCTTTCCTTCAATGTAGATTTGATCGCCTTTGTTGACGTACTTGTGTAGTGTCTCGGCTGTCTTGCCATACGCTACGATGTTGTGCCAATCTGTGCGCTCCTGCTTCTCTCCGTTCTTTGTCCAACGCTCTGACGTTGCTACACTAAACTTGCAAATTGTCGTATTTGCATCAACGATCTCTGGTTGTTGTCCAACCCTTCCTAAAATTAACTGCTTGTTCATAAATAATCTTTTACTTTATCATAACTAACGCTCTTCACGTCCTCCATTTTACCCCTGCACCCACAACTGTGGGGTCTTGTTGCGTATGTGTAAGTAAACTTGCCACAATCGCATATCTGTATACCTTTCTCTGCCGTGTTGCATTTCCATTTGCCGCAGATGCAGGTCAAGGTGTTTTTCTTTTCGCTGTATTTATACATTGTTCCAGAATCTAAGTAACTGTGCTTGCTTCATCTTTAGAATCTTCTCATTCTTAGAGTCAAACGCATACAGCAATTGGCCAACAATCGTAAGATAATCCTCAAGGCGTGACCACTCAAAGTAAGATTTGTCAACCTCAAGGCCAAATATCTCATCGTGTGCCTCTCGTAGTGCGTTTATATTCCCTGTGACTAAATACTCGCAAACTCGTTTCTCAAACAAGTGTAAGTATCCCTCTGCTATTGTTTCGTATGTCTCAAGCATATTCCTAATTTACTAAATTTTAAAATGGCGTAAAGTCCACATTGTCAACATCAAAACAATTTTGACTGCACAATAGGACTATACGAGGCATCGTATCGTTTGTTATCTCCTTTAGGGTATGGCTTTACCTCGTAATTAAGTTGTTTCCTTAAATGTTTCTTGTTTGTTTTGCTACCTGTAAAGTACACATATCTGTGTTTCCGTGGTCTCTCACGAATAAGACCTTCCTCTTTGCTTACTGTCCTATTGTGTTTGTTAGGATTATTGGGGTCGTACCTTTCAGTACGCTTGGCACTTAAACCTGTGTAAATCCAATTGGTTGCTTGGTATATATATCCGTGATGATTTTGAGATATATCTGCATAGGAAACTATAATTTTGCCATTTGGCAACATTTTAAGGCATTGACTGACAAAATAACTCAAAGTGTTTTTTGGCAATCCCTCATTAACACAAAGCCTATTTAACTCTAAAACACGATGTGCATTTTCCTCTCCACATACACCAACACATAAGGCTCGTGATGGGCCTGTTCCAAAAGTACAAACGCCACTTAAAACATTGTCAATGTATAGGCCGAAAGAGTATACTATGCCACACATCCTCTTAGCGTAGTGCTTATGTAATAGCCAATCCTTACACTCAAAAGACTCTATTGTTTTTACTTCCTTTTTCATTAAAATGGTGTTAAGTCCACATTGTCAACATCCCAATTATTATATCGACTACTTTGGCCGACAAATCGTAAATCACAAACCAGGCACTCGCCTTCTCGATTTTTCTTAATTATGCCGTACGCCTTGCCTTTCTCAGTCTCTCCACCTCGTATTGGATCTTCCATCAATTCATAATACTCAGGTCGATACAGAAAGGTTACCGTGTCAGCATCCTGCTCAATACCTCCAGAAGCACGCAGGTCGCTTAATTGTGGCACTTTGTCCGATCTTGACTCAACACTTCGACTCAACTGATGCAGCAATACAATCGGTATGTCTAATTCGTTTGCCATTGCGTGAATGTTTTTAGAGTTCTGTGTCACACCTCTGTACTCGTCACCGCCATCGTCCATAAGTCCAAGGTAATCCATAACAAGAATAAACTTGCCGTATTTAGCCTTCCACTTTAAGCACTTAATACGCAACTGAGCAAAGTTAATACTTGGCGTATCGTCAACCTCAAAGTCTAAATCCTGCATTGTAGTGTGTGCTTGGTCGTACTTCATACGCTCAGAGTCGTTTATCCGGTTAAGTCGTAACCGCTCTGTCTGGATACCGCTTAGATAAGACTCTACACGTAGTGCAATCTTGTCTCTGATCATCTCGCCACTCCAGAAGCAAACAGGCAACTCCCTGCACGCATTTACTGCAATACTAACGGCAAACGCTGTTTTACCCATCGCAGGACGTGCTGCAACCACGTGAACTCCTGTGTACAATCCTCCGATTGCTTTGTCCCATTTGTGTAGTCCTGTCGGAACTCCCATCATTCCTCCTTGTCGTGTGCTACGTTCTGCAAGTTCACGGTTTATAATTGTACCAAGTCGCTCAGGCTTCACTTGCTCAAAACTTGTAGTCATTGCATTAACTCGCTGTTGCACATTATCAAGTAGGTCATTAACGGATACGTTGTCCTTTTCGGCCTCTTGTGCGATCATTAAACCCATCAGTTCAAGTTCTCGCTTTATCGCTCTGTTTTTTAGTATCCAAGCGTGAGCCTCGATATTAGCAGAACTTCCAAGCTTATTAGTCAATGCTGCTACATCATAAGGTTTAACGTTGCTTCGCTTTGCCTTTAGTTTGTCGCATACCGTTAGCAAGTCAATAGGTCTGTCATCTGCGTTTACTTCGACTATTGCCGTATAAACCTCCTCGTGCCATCCTGTAAAGTAATCAGGTTGTAGTATTCCAGATACAACGTGATACGCACCTTTTTCCATTAGGATTGATCCTAATACAATCGCCTCTATCTTTTCGTGATTCATTAGGCAAATTTATAGTTTGGTTTCGACTTTTCGTCCATTTTCCACCAAGTGCGTGCAGTTGACTTCCAATTTTTAACCTCAAGGCCGTTCTTCTTTATCCAACCTTGGGAGTCATAGTAAAGATAAAACTCAGATGCACGAGATACAGGTTTACCATTTTCCATAAAGTAATCAGCAA